TCACGTCCGGCGCGACGGGGGCCACCACGTCGATGGCGGGGGCCGGGATGGTGAAGGTGTCTGCAGCTGAGGGAGCAGAGCGCCCGCCTGCAGCGCTCACGGCCACCACCTGCGCCTCCCACGCGGAGCCGATGGGGAAGCCCGTGGTCAGCGTCAGCTCGTTCTCGAACGCAGCTGCAGCAGCATAGGTCTCGGTCAGGCCGAGAGCTGTGTCCCGAATCAGCACCTCGTAGCGGTCAACCAGAATCGACGTGCCAGCCTCTGAGAGCGTGACCGCGTTCCACGTCAGCTCCACCTTGCCCTGCGGCTGCCCGTTCTCGTCCCAGTAGCCCACCCCGGTCGCGCTCAGCCCTGTCGGGGCCACAGGGTTGGGCAGCACGGGAGCCGGAGGGCTGCCGCTGCCGCTGCCGCCGCGCGACACGCCGCCCGTCGCCCCCGCGACGAGGCCGAGCACGCGCTCAGCAGTGTCACGAATGACCGTGCCGAACGTCTCCTGCACCGTGACCTTCGGCCCCTCGCACGTCAGCGTCAGCTGCACGATGCGCCCGTTCGTCCAGTTTCCCCCGTCAGCGCGGTACCGAACGATGTCGCCCGTCACGTAGTCGCGCAGCGGGAGCTTCAACGCGCCGAGGGCCTGCCGCGTGATGGACAGCTCCTTGGCTGGGGCAGCTGCGCCAGCGTCCATGCTCGCCAGCAGCTCTGCCGCATACGTGGGGTCGGTGATTCCGCTGAGGCTCACCCACGCCTCGACGCGCCCGAACGTGGTGGGCGCTCCGACCACGGCGCGCTCCACGAGCGTGCCGTCGTCCAGCTGCCCGATGATGTGCGTGGCGACGTTGGAGTAGTCCTGCTTGATGGGGATGGCGGTGGCGTCGGGAGCGATGGTGACGCTGCCTGAGAGGTCGGCTCCAGAGTCGGGGTTCCACAGGTCGAGCACGTGCTCCCCGGCCACGAAGTCGGCGGTGAACTCGCACGCCTGCATCTTCACGAGGTTGGTGAGCAGCGCCCACAGGCTGTGCCCGAGCGTGATGGTGAACGAGGGCACCGTGGTGTCCCAGGCGTTCCCGTCAGAGTCGAGCGTCGCCGTGAAGCCCAGCACGAGGTCGGGCATCCACCCGCGCTCCTGCGCCTCCTCCACGAGCTGCAGCATGATGGCTCCGGGCGTGCCTGAGAGCTGGCGGCTGTCGCTGCCGCCCTCAGCTGCCAGCGCCTCTGCGCTCGGGTACACCTTCGCGCCGCCGAGCATCAGCGGCACGTACTGAGCGCCAGTGATGGAGTGCACGCGCGCGGTGCTCGCCTCGTCGTAGCTGTCAGTGCTCAGCAGGTACAGGCCACCCGGCACGGGCGCGTCAGGCTCGCCCGTTGACCACTCCAGCCCGGCGAGCATCGGGAACGACAGCGCCGCGTATGAGCGCGACGACACGGTGCAGTTGGTGATGACGAAGGCATCGGACGCGGGCATCGAGACTGCCAGCGAGGAGTAGTCGATGACGGCTCCGCGCACTCCCTCGGGCGAGTACCGCCGCAGCCGCACGCGAAGGTCAGACGGCATAGCTCGCGCGCCCCCTCACTTGGGCCTCGGTGGCAGCGCTCGCGCCCACCACGGTGAAGTCGATGCGAGCTGCAGTGGTGAGGTCGCCAGAGTCCACAACAGGCCAGAGCCGCATCCGGTCGCCAATCATCACTAGCCCGCCAGTCGCGTCGGTGCCGCCCGTGAACGAGCTGCCCGCCGTGATGCGCGCTTCCTGCGAGTCCATGTCGTAGACGAGCGAGCTGCTGCTGTCGAGCGTGCCAGACCACGCGAAGCCCGACCCTGTGAGGTGGTCTACGGCCTCGATAGAGGTGGCGGGGCCGTGCACGAGCACCAGCGCGTCCTCTACCGGCGCAGAGAGGCCCGTCCACGGCTCGACGCTGCCCGAACCGGACGCGAGTGACACCGCAGCAGTGGTCGAGTCTGCAGCGTCGCGCCAGAAGCTCTCAGTGAGGCGATACACAGCTGTGACAGCCACCACACGGTCGGACGGGGCCAGCCGGGGGTAGTCGATGCTCACCAAGTCGAGCAGCGCCTCCACGCCTGCCCGGTCGCTGTGCGTGAGCACCGCGTCGGGGGTGGAGAGCAGCGCAGCCAGAGTCTCGACGTTGGCGCGCGGCGAGTTGACCACGAGCGTGAACGAGCCGACATCGTAGTCAGCTGGCACGCGCACCACGCCGCTCCGCCCCGGGCGCGTCAGCGACTGCACTCTGCGAGAGATGGCGGGGAGCACCTTCGAGCGCTCCGAGACCTTCCACTTCTTGCTCGGCTCGTTCAGCTCGATGCCGTTGATGAGGAAGCCCATCAGCGCCCCACCCCCGCCAGCGCCAGGCCCGTGCGCATCAGCCCCGCAGCCTCCTTGGTGGACTCCAGCGGGTCAGCTGAGGTCGGGCTGTAGATGTGGAACTCCTGGTGCACGACGACGCGCTCCTCGTCGCTCTCGCGCGAGCCGCTGCTGCCGTACATGCGAGGGATGTCCTGCCGAGGCGTCACGACAGCGCCACGCGGGAGGTTCAGCAGCTCAGGGCCGCGCTCACCAACCCACGTGAGGCCACTCTGCAGCAGCGTGCCGCCGTCAGCGAGCATCGGGATGCGGGGCAAGCTCACGCCGAACGTCTGCCCGCCGATGCCAGGCACCCAGTCGGGGATGCTCACTCGCAGCGTGTTCAGGAACCCGATGGCTCCGTTCACGAGACCGATGATGCCGTTGATGGCACCCTTGACCACGCCCACCGCGTTGTTGAACGCCGACGAGATGAAGCCGCCGATGGCTCCGAAGATGTTCTGGAACACGCTGCCCACGAGCTTGACGGCGTTCATGATGCTGTTGAACTGCTGCTGCACGGCCTTCGCTACCCACGTGACAGCTGCAGTGACGCCATCCATGACGGCTCCGATGACAGCTCCGAACTGCTCGAAGTAGCCCGACACCCCAGCTGCGACAGCGCCGATGACGGTCGAGAACGACTCTGCTCCGCCACCAGCCTCCACGAGCCACTGGATGACGCCCCCGATGACCTCCCCGACCCACTCCAGCGCCGGGCCGAGCAGTTCCAGCAGCGGAGACACGAGCGCGAGGATAGGGCCGAGCACCGCCGTCAGTATCTCCACCAGCGGCGGGAGGATGGCACCGATTAGCTCGCCCACGATGGTGATGAGCGGGAGGAACGCGGTCACGATGGAGAGCACTGCCGGGATGATGGGCAGCAGTGCGTCGATGATGGCGCTGAGCGCGTCGAACAGCGGAGGCAGCACGGGCAGCAGCGCCTCCAGCACCGACATGAAGGCGTCGCCCAGCGCGCCCACCACGTTCAGGATGACGGGCAGTATCTGCTGCATCACGCCGCCCATCGTTTCGAGCAGCCCCGCGACCACGGGCAGCACTGACGAGAGCGCGCCCGAGAGGTAGTCAGCGAGCCGCCCAACGAGGTCGGTGACGATGGGGATTGCCATGCGCAGCGCACCCGCGAGGATGCCGCCGAGCGTGGTCAGCATGTTCGTGATGATGGGCAGCACCGGCTGCAGCGACTCGAAGATGATGCCGAGCGGCGAGAGCGCTGACCACAGCTGCAGCACGAGCGGCGCGAGCTGAGCGAACACCGGGCCGAGAGCTGCGCCCAGCTGCTCCACGACAGGCTGCACAGCGCTCCAGATGCCCGAGAAGGCGTCGATGACGTTCTGCCCGAAGGAGGTGACGCCCTCCTGCTCGTTCAGCCACGAGAACGCGGTCGTGCCCACCTGCGCGAGCTGCGTCAGGATAGGCATGAAGCCACCCAGCAGGGTCTCACTGAGCGTCCCGAACGAGTGTTTCAGCAGCTCGATGGAGCCTGCATAGGTCTGAGCGTAGGCAGCTCCCGAGCCGCCGAACTGCGAGTTCAGCTCCGCCAGGATGATTTTCTGCGCGCCCATCACGTCGCCCGCAGCCACCATCGAGCGAATCATCGCCTCCTGGTCGCCCGTGAACGTCACGCCGACGCGCGAGAGCGCCGCGATACCCGCCACCGGGTCGTTCAGCGCCTTGCCGAGCTGTATCGCGCCGCTGGAGGCGTCGGTGCCCATCGCGCGAGCCATGTCCACCATCGCCGCGGTCGCCTGGTCGAAGATGTTGTTGCCCGCACCCGCCTGGTTCTGGATGTTCTTGAACGTGAGCAGCAGGTTCGCACCCTCCTGGATGCTCTCTGCCTCGGTGCCCGTCAGCCGCTCCAGCGAGGAGGCCATGTCCTCGATCTGCCCCGCCGTAGTCCATGCTGCAGCGCCCGTGGAGGTGAGAGCTGCCTCGGTCTGCGAGTTGATGGCCTCGATGCGCCCGAGGCTGGCAATGGTCTCCTTGCCCCAGTTCGCTACAGCTGCGACAGAGAACGCTGCAGCGAGCACGCCCGCCACGCGGCCCATCACCTTGCTGACGCCACCCTCCATGCGCGAGAACGACCCCTCGGCCTGCTTCGCGGTCTTGTCGGACTGGTCAGCCATCTCGCGCGCAGCTCGGTCAGCCTGAGAGAAGGCATTCACAGCGCCGCGAGCGTCACCGTCGAGCCGCGCGAGCACCGTGATGACCTCGGACACTAGCGGCCCCCTCTCTCCTGTATCTGCCGCTGAATCTCAGCGTTCCGCTCCTCCGCCTCAGCTGGCTCGACCACCTGCATGAGACCCACCCACTCGACCCACTCAGCCTGCGAGAGCTTGCGGTGGGCGGGGCTGCCGTGCACCAGCTCGCCCACCGTCCTCCCGAGGCGCTGCGCCAGCTCGAACAGCAGCCGCCGCTCCGGGTCGAGCGCTAACCTTTTCCCGCTTCGGCTGCAGCCTCCTCCAGGCTCGCCTTGCTCATGCCCGAGAGCCGCATGACCACGTTGGCGAGCCGGTCAACCGACTTCGCTGACTTCGCCATGAGCATCGAGAGGTCGTCCAGCGAGAACACCGGGTCGCCCCCTTCGCGGTCGAGCGTCGCCTGCACGACGAGCAGCCCGTAGAACTTGTCGGTGTTGAGCTTGACGGTGACGTTGCCGTCCTCGCCCTCGCTGCTGCCCTGCTGCGCGCGCCGCAGAGCCTCGTTTCGCTCCTCGACGGTCACGCCGCGCACCCACGCGACCCAGTGCTCGCCCCATTCGGGCACGAACACCGGCTCGCCGCCGAGGTCGTCGGCTTCGAGCGCTGCGGTGCGGAGGTTGGGGCGAGCAGCGGGCTGCCCAGCTGGGGTCAGTTCGTCAGTCATGTGCTGTGACTCTCTCTCTGCTGCTGCGGTTAGGAGATGACGGCGCGAGTGCTGGCACCCGTGCGCTGGAAGTTGATGCTGAGGCCCACGAGGTCACCCACGCTGCCCGTCACCTCGATGCTCGTGATGATGGTCTCCTGCGTGTAGGTGGGCTTGCCCACCGCCGTGCCCTCGGGTGCGTACTCCACCGTCAGGGTGTCGCCGCTGCCTCCCACCGTACCCGCGTTCTGCGCGTCGTAGGCGGCGGTGATGAGCGCGTCCTGCGCGGTCGTGAACAGCCCCTTCATGGAGAAGGTGGCGTCGCTCATGCCCGCGACGTACTCCTTGTCCTGGGTGCCGAACACGCTCGCGTCAGCAGTGTCGGTGCTGCGCGAGAACGTCGCGTCCTTGCCGATGGAGGTGAGGTCAGTGAGCGTTCCCGATGCGTTGTCCATCTTGAAGCTTGACCGCTTGCCGTGCGTAGCCATCTCTGGCCCCTTTCCCTAGTTCCCGTTCCGGGTGAGTGATGCGATGACGGCAACCGTCCCGGTGCCAGCCGCCAGCGTGGTGACGATGCGCGTGTAGCGGAACACCTCGTCGGTGAGCAGCGCCACGTCGCTGATGCTCTCGCCCGCTGCGAGAGCTGCCCAGTCCTCCAGCAGGTCAACCCAGACCGTGCCGTTGGTGCTGTGCTGCAGCGTGACGTTGACAGCTGCGTTGCGCGAGTTGGAGACCACGTGCAGCTGAGCCGTGCCGCCCTCGGGCGATGCCGCGCCGCCATCAACGGTCGCGCCGTTGGTGCTCGCGCTGAGCGCTGCTGCGCCGCTGAGCAGCACGCCGGGCCGCAGCCCTCCGTCGCACTGGAAGTTGGCGCTGGTGCTCACGATGTCAGCGATGGACGACGAGACCTCGAACGCGATGCTGCGCACGCTCGCGCACCGAACGCGGTTGCCAGGAGTCCAGCCGCCGTACACGACGAGCAGCGGCTGCCCGCTGTCGGCTCCCTGCGCGTCCTCCAGCACCTCCTGCGCGGCGGTGCTGCTGCCAACGAACTTGCCCTTGGCGCTCACCGTGCCGTCGCTCATGCCCGCGACGTACTCCTTCGCGTTGCCAGGGGACTGGAACATGGTCGCGTCTGCGACATCGGTGGTGCTGGCAGTGCTGATGTCGCGGAACAGGCGCGTCAGCTCGTGCTCCCCGACCACGAGGCCAGTCGCCTTACCGTGGATGGCGTTCACTGCTCACCTCCTGCAGCTGCGGCAGCGGCGGCAGGGGCCGCGCTCCCGCTCTCGGGCGCTGCATCGGCAGCAGTTGCTGCGGCAGGCTTCTTCGTCTTGGGAGCGCCGCGCTCAGCGTCAGCGAGCGGCACCACGGCCCCGATGCGCAGCAGCTCTGCCGCCACGGGGTCGGGCAGCTCGATGATGTCGCCCGTGTTCGCCCGCGTGTCGTTCGGCGGGAAGTTGCAGCCACGCTGCACCCTGTACTTCTGAGCCACTTGGCCCTCCTCTCCAATCGAGAGCGTAGAGTCAGCCGCTCGGCTGCTCTCCGCTCGACACTCCGACGCCATCAGGTGCGTCGATTCGCTGCGCGCACGTCACGTCGCCGCAGTACCACTCCCCCGGCGACACCTCGACAGGCTCGTGCTCGTGCTCCGACAGGTTCGCACCCATCGCAATCAGCACCTGGCGGCGAACGCTGCTCATCTGCATCAGAGCTGCGTCAACGCTCAGCAGCAGCCCCTCGAAGTCGATGTCAGCCATACGTCACCTCGAAGCTCGTCGTCCACTCGTGGTTGCCCTCAGCGTTCTCTCCGAGGTAGGTGATGCCGCTCGTGCTGCGCACGTACCCCAGCGTCACCTCGACGCTCTCAGCGCCCACCTCGATGGTGTAGGTCACGTCATGCTGGTCAGCCATCCAGTCGCGCGCTCGCTCCATCAGCCGCTCGGCCTCGTCGTGGAGGCTGCCGTCGCTGCGGCAGAGCATCTGCACGCGCGGCTGCTCCTCGGTCTCCCCGAACGTCTCGATGTTCAGCCCCTCGAAGCGGGTGAACGAGAACGCGGGCAGCGCGCTGCTGCTGTGGAGGCTCGGTGCCCAGATGCGGCGACCGCTGCCCTCGTCGCTGCCGAAGGGTGCGCCCGGCGCAGCTGCGAGGAGCTTCGCCATCGCTGCGAGCACGGTCACGATGACTCCTTCACGATGCGCTCCATGCGGCGCACGAGGTTGTCGGTGAGCTTGGGCACTCGCCGCAGCACGGGCACCTCCAGGTACTTCCACTGCCGACCGCCCTGGTGCTGAGCGTTCGGGTTCTCGTGCACGATGAGCGCGTAGCTGCTCGCAGCGCCGCCGTACCCGAGGGTCACGGTGACGCGCTCGCCGTCGAACTGCGGCGGCTGAATCTGACCGCTGGCAGCGAGCACACCCGTGCGGCGCGGCACGAGCTGCTGCGACTCGCGGAACGCGAGCTGCGCCTCCTCGGTGAGCGCCTGCCCGAGCACCTTGACGCTCTGCGGCCCAGCGCGACGCATGAGCGCCTGCAGCTTGTCCATGCCCAGCAGCTCCACCTTCAACGGCATGGCTACCTCCCGAAGTGCAGCTTGGTCATGTACGGGCCGCTGGTGCCCGTGTCGAGGTTGGGGCCGTACAGGGTCTCGACAGCGACGAGAGGCGGCGAGCTGCCATCGGGCAGCGTCAGCACGCAGTCTACGTCTGCCCACGAGTACACGCCGTCGAGCAGCACCATGCCCTCAGCGACAGCCTCCTCGCCGCCCTGCGTCATCACCTTGTGGCGCTCGAACTGCAGGTGGGCGACGATGGTGACAGCATCGCCTGTCGTGGGGTGCCCGTCGCGGCGCAGCTCGGTCATGGGCGCGAGCTGCACCTGCGACTCGAACAGCTCCAGCAGAGCAGCCTCAACCGACACTGATGCCCTCCTGGTTCGTGCGCGAGCTGCCCGGCGTGCCGCCGTTGCCGTTGTCGAGCGCGCCGAGCGTGAACACCGAGGGGCGAGCTGCTGCAGCTGCGCCACCAGCGAGGCCCATGCCGCGCATGACACCCGGCCCGCCCGTGGTGCTGCGAGCACCGAGGCGACGGGCCAGCTGCCGGTAGCGCTCTGCCTGGCCGCTGTACGTGCTCGACAGGGACACGTCGCCCACGGCCTTGCTCGTGCTCGCAGCTCCCGAGAACGAGTCAGCCATCGACTCAGCTGCGCCAGCGGCGATGCCGTAGAAGTCGTAATCGGTGCTGCCGCCGTTGGCAGCTGCCCACTCAGCGAGCAGCAGCCCCAGCTCCTCATCCTGCAAGCTCTGCGGCGTCTGCGTGGTGTCGCGCAGCAGGAAGCGGAGGCGGTGCACCGGGTTGGCGAACGCCAGCGGCGTGCCAGTCGGCAGGGTGTACGTGAAGGTCACGGAGTGCTCCTCTCATGCAGCGCGCCCCCGGCCCCCTTGCTGCAGG